AAATGATGGCAACTACGCAGCACAACCTAACAACAGACTTATTTGGGACATACCATCGTTTACGGTGAAGGACCAAGTGCCTGATTGGAAGGTTCAAACTAACTATTGGAATGTAGAAGATACACAACAGTGGCGTACAGAGGATACTGATAATTTCTTCTACGAAATAGAGGAGAAGAAAAATGATTGATAAAATTAAAAGCAAAGCAAGCCACTACTGGCAAAATCACAAAATCGAAACTATCGTTTTTGTTGTTTTAGTAGTCGCTTTAATAGTGAAATAGTAAGTAAAATGGGCCGCTATGAATTACATGTTCACAGCAGTATTAATCATACTATTTGTTTTGATGGCTTTCTTTATGGAACCAGGGTATATACCTATTAGATGAGTAAAAAACCTTTAAATATATCGGAAGAGGCAGCCGTCCAAATGCCAATGAAGACGGTTGCTTCATTGATAATTATTGTGGCACTTGGAACGATGGGCTATTTTCAAATCATAGAACGTCTTAATGTTGCAGACACTCGTATACAAATAATGGAGAAAGATCTTGAAGAGAACACAGAGTTTAGAATTAAGTGGCCACGTGGACAACTAGGATCATTGCCCGCAGATTCTGAGCAATTTATGATGATCGAGGATCTTTACAAGACCACGGATAAAATCAATAAACACGTTGAGGATATGGCATTAAACAAAGTAAACATACAATTTTTAAGAACACAAATGGACAAGGTTTTGGAAGATATCGAAAAATTAAAAGATGCTAATCGTGAGATTGGTTTCAAGAATGGGAGTTACTCACAATGAAAACAGAACTTGTAGTTGCTTTACTTTTAATAATGAACAATGAAATCGTAGAGCATAGAATACAGCCAGAGGGTATGGCACAATGTCTCCGAAGAAAACGCCACGCGGAACGTGAGTATCAACCAGGAATTCAACACTCTTGCATAAAATCCATGGCAGAATTAGATCAAAATATTGATGGATCTTGGTATATAAGAAAATTAATCCTTGACTAAGAAAAAGAATCCAATAGCTAAGTATCTGAAAGATAGACGTTACCGTCAGATTGTGATAAAGAATAAGAAAGCATATGACAGAAAAAAAATTCGTAAGATTTCAGACTGAAGTAGTTAACGGAGTCTGTCCTACCTGTAGTGAACACACTATATTAGTTGGAATTACAAGAGAGTTTTATAGATGTATAAATTGTGGTGCTGACATGGAACAGCATATAAATGGAGCAATTAATTACATACCAACACTAAGTCCTAGTACATTAAAATCAAAACTAGATAAGTATTTCGGAGATGGCAAAGGCTAAAGGTTTATATAATAAGATAGCACATGAGCCTATCTTTCACAAAACGTCGATTGGACGTAATCCTAGCCTATGTAAAATGAACAAATCTAAGCGACGTTCTTATAAAAAATACCGGGGCCAGGGACGTTAGGGATTGACAAATATCCCTCGATATCCTATATATACAGTATGAAAGAAAAAATAATAACAATAAAACCAAAAGGTATTACACAAAAACAATGGTCTGTATTCTTATTAGAATTAAATCTAATGAAAAGAGCATGGAAACCATACGGTGTTAATGTAGAAATAAAAGCACCAGGTTTAAAAAATGTAATAAATTGGGGTACAAAAAAATATGGTACGATTACAGAAGTTAGACGAAGTAGCAAATCTGTACAACAAAACCAAAGACACTAAATATAAGGATCAATGGTATAAACTTATAGAGGAGTTTGTAAATGGAATTGATAATACTGACAGACGGATTGTATCATTTAATAACCGTAGGAAAAGAAATGTTCAAGGATTTAAGTATAGTAGAAAGAGTTACGTTAACCTGCTTTGATCTTTGTGACATACTAAGATTAAAGTTAACAACATACTACGATGAAATAAATCGTCATGTCATGAATGATGGCAGTGGTGATTTTTTTGGTTGTATATGTAGATAGAGTTTGATATGGATTACGTTTCTTGCATTGGTGAGCAATAAAACTTTATAAATATTCTTTTTTCATTAACATCAGTAGGACCAATTTTTTCTAATTTAACTATGGATTCTCTATATCCGGCATCTAAACATGTGTATAAATCCTTGT